TTCTTCCATCTCTGATCGATAAGATTCCAGTTAGTGCAATCATTCATCGTGTGTACAACCTAGGGCGATTCGAGGCGATGAAGACGCTGGGCGTGGAAGAGGCAGCATGGTGTTACGGCGGGCATTGTGAAGACAAGACTCACCGCAATCTTCATGCAGTCTCGATCAAAGTGGGCAACACCTTCCCCACTACTGACTTGGCCTATCCGGGAGAATCAGGTAGCACTCCTTGCTCCTGCACCCTCTTCCCTCTGATGGTCAGGAAGCCCGAAAAGAAGGTAACAATTACGAGGGGCTTGACACCGGGACCACTTAGTCCATAATTCGGTGTGCAAGCGCTTGCAAATGGAGGAATGACTATGACAAGGAGATTCGAAGCCGTCGTCCAGCGGGCTCTCGAAGCTACTGAGCTTAGAAAGCACACTGATGGGCGCACACTGTACAAGGCTATTGCGACAACTCCGGCACTAGACCGTTACGGCGAGGTTGTACTTCCCAAGGGTGCTGTACTTGAGAACTTCATGAAGAACCCAGTTCTTCTTGATGGTCACAACTACTCGATCAGTTCAGTTGGTCACGTTGTCAATCTAGCAGTAGACGAAGCGCAGATGACCTTTGACTTCGTCTTCAGTACCGACACTCGTGGTCAAGAACTAGAGCAGAAGTTCGTAGCTGGCGACATGAATGCGTTCTCAATCGGATTCAAGCCCAAGGCGAAAGTGGACATCTGGATGCCTTGGGATGAACAGCCTGAAGTGAAGGAAATCACTGTTCAGTACCCGGATGGGACAGAGGGTGTAGTCGATCTTCGTGGCTACGAGCATGTCCCCTATACGGTGTACAACAAGTGGGAGCTTCTAGAAATCAGCCCAGTTGCAGTACCAGCCAATCCAGAAGCACTTCTCATGCGTCAGGCTGAAGAGATCGTTCGTCGTGTTGCAGAGCGCAACCCTGTAATGAAGTCATTCGTTCAGGATGAACTAGCTCTGAAGCTAGGACCCGTCATGAAACTTCTAGAGCAGTTCTCAGAAACCTTTGATGGCGAAGAGATGAAGTTCGAAGGAGCAGTTGCTTTGCATTCGACCCCGGTTGAACAGGGATCGTGGAGCGGGGCGAATGCCCGCACAGCGCTTGCCAAGTGGGCGTCTAAGAACGGTACTGGCAAGAAAGATGACATGAACTGGTCGAAGTATTCGAAGGGCTTTGCTTGGTTCGATAGCAAGGCTGCTGATAGCTTTGGTGCGTACAAGCTTCCGCACCACACCGTGAAAGATGGCGCCCTCATCGCGATCTGGAAGGGTGTGACGGCAGCGATGGCCGCACTACTGGGAGCCCGTGGGGGCGTCGATCTGGACAGCAAGAGCGCGGTTTATGCTCACCTCGCCAAGCACTACAAGGACTTCGACAAGGAGGCTCCTGAGATGAAGGAGTACTCGGACGAAGAACTGAAGGCGATTGAGGATGAGCCGTTTGTCGTGCAGAAGTCTGAGGACTCTGCCGACAACTCAAATACTGTCAAGGCCAACGGCGCAAATCCCGACGAAGATCCCAATGCAGAGGGTAGTGCTGCTGATGAAGCTGAAGACGAGTCTGAAGACGAGTCCGATGACACTGGCGATGCTACTATGATGCAGATGATGTCCGAAATGCAGAAGCTTCTCACTCAGATCCTGACTGAACTGGGTAATCTGAAGGGGAAGGCAATGGAATCATCAGAGGTCACGCAGGAGAACTTCATCGAGCTACAACTCAGAACAGAGTCGATTGCGAACATTCTTGAGTATGGCGAGAAGAAGAAAGCCCCCGTGGCGCAACCAGTAGACCCGCAGGTTGTCGGTGAGGTCTCCGCAGAACTCATCGAAACACTAGAGAGAATCAAGTCTCTCTAATAACAAGAACACAGGAGGAGTACAGAAATGGATGCAACAAAGTTTGAAGCTCTAGTAAAGAGCGCTCTCGACAAGTTCGAAGGTCAGGGTACAGAAGTAGCGACCATGAAGTCCACTTTCGAGCAGGCTATTGCTCGTCTAGCGGGACAGGTCGAAACTCTTACAGCCCTGAACCCAGCCAAGGCAGCTTTCGTGGCCCGCAGCCGTGGCGTTGAAGTTCCGTGGGAAACCAAGGAACACGCGGTTGAGTTCGCACGTTTCATGCGCGCAGCGGCTCGTCGTGATGAGAGCGTTCTGAAGGCGATGAACGAGAACAACCAGGGTGACGGCGGTGGCGGTGCTGAGGCCGACGGCGGATACCTTGTACCTGTCGAGTTCAAGCCAACACTGCTTCGCATCATCGAGCAGTACGGTGTAGCGCGTCAGGCGTTCCAGGTCGTTCCGATGACCCGTGACGAAATGCAGTACCCCGTCTACAACGGCGAGTGGAAGGACGTTGACGGCGGAGCGACTGGTCCTACCTACTGGGTAAACGAGAACGCGGAGATCAAGCAGAGTTGGGCGCAGTTCGCCAACGTCACGCTGACCTGCCGTAAGCTTGCTGCCCTGATCCCAACGTCCAACGAACTTCTTCAGGATGCGGCTCTCCCAATCGCAACCCTGATCGCAACACTCGTCGGTGAGTTCCTTGCGAAGGAAGAAGACCGCGTTGGGTTCGTGGGTACTGGCGGAACAGATGACTCGCTGATGACGGGTTGTCTCCCAGCGGCTGGCAAGACAGTGACGATTGCTGGCACGAACATCAACACGCTGACTGCCGAGGATCTGCTTCAGATGACCCTCGAACTGTCACGCGGTGCACTGGACGGCGCACAGTTCTACATGCACCGTTCGATCTTCGCGTTCATCCGCACCCTGAAGACAACGGATGGAATGCCGGTCTACAACCCACCGGCCCTGAACGCTCCGGCAACAATCTGGGGCTACCCCTACACGCTGGTTGAATCGCTCCCGAACTTCACCGGGAACGTGGCTGACAAGCGGTACATCATCTTCGGTAACCTGAAGAACATGTACATGGGTGACCGCATGGGTCTGAGCGTGGCCTCGACTGACCTTGTCGGGTTCGCGAACTTCCAGACGCACTTCCGTTTCGTTGAGCGTATCGGCTTCAAGCTGACGCTCCCCGACACACTGTGCGCCCTGAAGACTCACGCCTAAGAACACTGATCGGGAGGGGCCGAAAGGCCCCTCCCTTTCTTCTAAGAAAGGATACGGTAATGGGCGAAGGACCGATGATGATCAAGCGAACCAAGTTCGGAATCTGTGATGTGTCGCGTGGAGTCTTCCTTAATAGGGGGATCTTTATTAAGGCACCTCCATCATTCTTCCAGGCGTACCCCTCTGAGTTTGAACCTATCCCTCTTCCAGCACAGAAGATGGACTTGAAGGTGAGAACGATTGAGTCGTGGGACCCGAAGATTGGGCTCAATGCACCACCAAAAGCTAAGATCGAGATTCCAGTCCCTGCTCCGACACCAGTTGCACAAACGGTGATCTCGTCGGAGCAGAAAGTATCTGAAGTAGTTGCGGCAGATGTTGTTGCAGAAGCACAGGTTAAAGAAGCGCCTCCGAAAGTTGAGGAAGCAGCGCCGGTGGCTGAGAAAGCGCCGAAGGTTGCTGCTAGATCAAAATCCAAGAGAGCGATGAAGATCCGATAAGGAGCAACTATGGCCGCACTGCCTGATGGTTTTCTAGCTACGGTGATCGCAGAGGTCGCTGCTCTCAAGGGACTCGTTGACGCTAACAAGGTGGTCAAGGAGAAGGACCCGACTGTCACGGCGTGCGCCAAGATTGCATACACTCAGGTCTGCAAGACTTGTCGTCGGCCCTTTCATTATGCCGAGCGCACAGAGTATTACGACGATTATATTGGGCCGACTCTGCTGCGCTCGTTTCCAGTTGATCGCATGAAGTCTATGCTTCTGCTGATTGATGGAGAAGAAGAGACAGACTTCAAGATCACCCGTAATCGCTTAGTGATTCGGAATGACACAAAGACGGATACTGGGAATCCTCGTTATCCAAATATCGAGTTCACCTCTACTGGTGGGATTAAGCTTCTAGAGACAAACAATACCCTCTATACCGCAGTGATGATGCAGACGATTGCTAACTACCATCGTCGTGACTCCTACGGTCTGAGCGAGACTTCAGGTGAGAAGGGCATTGCAAGAACTCCGTCAGATAGTGGTGAAGTCATCGAAAGCGTTAGACAACTGCTCGATGAACTGATCTATAACGGAACCGGCTATACGATGGATGGGGAGTAATGGCAGCTAAAGGTAAAGACAGAGCCCCTCGTCAAGGTAGAGCATACAATCTTGCCGACATGGGGGTGGACTTTACCTCACGATCACTGGGATCTACCTATATTGCCTCTATTGAGAGGGACTTCAAAGAGCTGGATCAAAGTTTGGTTGCCATGTTTGATGGTGTTATTCAGAGATGGCGCGAACGATACAATAAGCATCTACCGGCAATGATTAGGGCAGCTACCCTAAAGAGATCTGGAAAACTATCAAATACTATGCGACTCATACAGACTGCTCCACCCACAGAGTCTGGTGGTAGGGCGACTTGGTTTTTCAATGCCACTTCTAGTGACGAGAACCTAGACATAATCGGGGCTACTCTAGAAGGTGGAAGAGGTAAGACAGCTGCCAAGCCAAACTACTTTGTCCCACTAGCTTCTTGGATGAATGAGAAGTCTAGAGACTTCACGACAAAGGAACATATACGCGAAGATCTAAGTAACAAGAACACCTTCTGGTTGAGCAAGACTGTTAAGACTTCTTCCGGCGATGCCCGCATGGTTCTCATGTATCGGGATGATTACGCATCTAGATTACGAGCGGCTAGAGCAGCTACGAAAAAGAAGCCTCGTGGCAGAGGTCGTCCTCCAAAGGTGAAGAGTATTCTGGCTGAAGTAGCTACTGCTATGTACTTGGTGTACGACTCTAGCAGAGCGATCTTCGGCTCCAGTAGGATGACTCCTCGTCCAAAGCCGATTCGTAGCCCACTAGCTGCTCAGTTTGGGATCACTACTAACAACTCTGCCCCTGAGTGGTTCTCCCGGTCAGCTGCTATCTTTCTCACTCTTCTTTATGACGCTATTGGACAAACGAATGTCCGTCTTGGGGTAAGAGGTGCCAAGGTTGTTGGAGGAGCTTCTGGGTCCAATGAGTATATCAACGCCACAGCTAGTGTCGTTGAAGATGAGTTCATGGACGAGATCGAGAAGCAGATGATTGGCAATGTACGAAAAGGAAGGATAGGGGAGTACGGAGACCCCCTACACTGGTACAACTAGTCATGAGAATACTACTAGACGCAGGTCATGGTGGTTCCGATCCTGGGGCAGTATTTGAAAGTAACTCTCAGACTCTCAAAGAGTCTAATATCAATCTTGCGGTTGTTACGAGAACGAAGGAGAAGCTAGAGACCCAACATCCTGATTGGGAAGTGAGGCTCACGCGAGTCGATGACTCGTACATTTCTCCAAGTTCTCGTGCGACCACAATTAAGAGAAGTGGAGTGAATGCAGCTATCAGTGTGCATTGCAACTCTTCTTCGAACCAGTCGGCTAGTGGGCACGAAGTCATCTATCGAGAGGATGATGATCAGGATCTAGCCGACCCTATCAATCAGGCGATGAGTGAGGTACTATCCAATAGAGATAGGGGGTTAAAGAATGACGAGACTGATCTGGGTCGCAAGCTGGCTCTTCTCAATACCCCCGGAATACCTACCGTCATTGTTGAACCTGGGTTCCTGTCAAATAAATCGGATCGAGAGATTCTTCTCGACACCGATCTTGTGGCAGATGCTCTCATAAAAGGAATAGCGCGATGGGTAGATCGACAGAGCGCGTAGAGTTGGGGAGTCCCCTCCCCGACGGGAGTTGCCAGTCCCCGCAAGCCGAACCTGACTCCGCCCTAGGGGGAGGCGCTGGCGTATCGTTCATGTACGGAAGTATTCTTGTAGTTATGGAAGAAGCGAAAGGGCTACCCAAGGATCTTTGGGAACAAGCTGAAGAGTTTTGCAAGCACTTGCAAAGCGCTGGGAGATCCAAATGTCTGTAAGTGTAGTATCGAAGAGAGAATTGATCATGGATGAAGTACGCCGGAGACTAGCTCTCGTATACCCCACGGCTCAGATTGATCGTGGGTTTACTGCTAGTCAGGTCAGTACTTACGATCATTTCTTTATCTTTGATCTACCAGAATCTCTGGAGACGGGCGATAGAGGGCGAGGACAATACATATGTACGTTCCCAGTATCGGTGAGCTATTGGGTGCAGTGCGATCCAAAGGAGATGTTCACCATTGGGAACGAGCACATGGAGCGAATCCGGTTAGCTTTAGAGTTGGATGAGCATTTCGCAGGGCCGGATGGTATACGGCTCTGTATTTCGTATCGACTGGACGAAGGCGCGCTGCTCTGGTACGATGAGGGCGTATTAGACATCGAGCTGATGTTCATGTTCGAGTACGCGAAGGACGCGGGATGGGTCAGAAAACCATTCGCGTAAACACAACAAGGAGGAAGCAGAAATGGCTACAAGAGATTACACACTCGGAAAGGGCAAAGTTCTATTTAAGCCCACAGGTGAAGCGGCGTACATCGACCTAGGAAACGCGCCGGCCTTCACGATCAACCTCGCGGTTGAAAAGCTGGAGCACTTCTCCAGTCGTTCAGGTCTCTCGGTCAAGGACTTGGAAGTTATCACGAAGCTGGGCATGGGTGGATCGTTCACTCTTGACGAGCCGAATGCTAACAACCTGTCGATGTTCGTCATGTCTGACATGGGCGCTGAAGCTGGCCCACAGACCGCCGGGTCAACGGCAGCATCGTCAATCGCCAACATCGTGCTAGATCGTTGGTATCCAATGACTCTCGCTGGAACAGGCACAGCGGCTGTTGACGCAGCTGGCGTGGCTGCTGACGAGAACCTGGGTACTTCCACTCTAGCCCTGACGGGAACGTCTGCGGCTGTCACGATGGCTCACGAAGTTCGTGCGCTCATTCTGACTTCCGGTACGACTGGCACGTTCAAGCTGTCTGTTGACGGATCGGCGTGGGGCACAACCCGCACTCTGACGCCCGTTGCCACGACAGACGGAACGTACACCTGCGTTGCGGGTGACGGTGAACTGGAAGGTATCGTCCTGACGTTTGACGAAGCAGCAGGTCTCGCCGCTGGCGATATCTTCAGCTTCAACATCGCCTACGACGGTGCTTCACGTCTGACGAACCTGACGGCTGCGACTGTCAGCGGTTCGGTCGAGAACACTGACTTCGTTCTCGACTACAAGGCTGGTCTGTTCATGGCTCTTGGAACTGGTAACATCGTCCCTGACAGCACCGTGGCGTTTGCTACCACAACCTACGGGGCCAACGCGGACCGTGTCACAACAAAGGGTGGAACGCTCAACTCACTCAAGGGCGATCTGTACTTCGTTGGCGACCCGCCAGTTGGACGTATCCTGGATATCCAGGGATACTGCTCGATCACACCGAATGGCGACTTCTCGCTGATCGGTGCTGACTGGATGCAGATGCAGTTCAGTGTCGAGTTCCTGAAGGCCACGGACGTCTCTGACCTCGTGACCGTAACGGATCGCGGCAAGGCGTAAGTTCTGAGATAGAAAGGTAGAGGGCGGCTATCATGTCTAACTCAGAATTGAAGCGGATCTTCCCAGAGGAGATCTACAAGTTAGAGTCTGGCGAAGAGGTCACTGTCTCACCAGTACCGTTTGGGAAACTATCGGTATTCGGTGAGTCAGTGGCCTCTATCGTTGGTAAACTGGCTTTGGCGGGGGTGAATCTGGAGAAGGTGACAACAGAGGATTTAGGGAGAGTCTTTGGGGTCGCGTTTGAAGAGATCATTACCCTTATGGGGCTGGTCTTGAACAAGGAGCGCGAATGGTTCAACGGTATCACTCTGGCAGATGGGCTAGGACTTTTGACTCTTATCATCCAACAGAATTGGAAGGATGATATTAAAAAAAAGTTAAGCGTACTGCTACAGAAGATACCGTCAGTATCGACCTAATAGACTACGCCCAGATTCTCATAGCTCACGGCCATTCGCCCAGCGAGGTGAATAGCTATCCACTGTGTAAGATGGAAGCATTTGTGGAGAGCATAATGCACCTTGAGAATCTGGATTCAAAGAGACGAGTAGTAGAAGAATTCACCGCTGCCCAGTGTAGCGGTGAAGCTGTGACCAAGTTCCTCAAGAACGTCCGCACCACTAAGCAGATCATCGATCCAGAAAAGGACGCTGAAGACTTTTTCTCAGCGTACCAGTCTGAATTTAAGGGGCTAGAATAACATGCCTGGAAGAGCTGAATTAGATCTCATAGTTGGACTTATATCTAAAGTCAAGGATGGTCTACCTTCCCTTAAAGTAGACGTAGAGAAAGCTGCCCAGATAGTTAACGAGGCGCTTAAAGCTCCAACTACAGTCGGTGCTGGTAAAGCTTTTGCCGAGATGTTTGATATCAACGGCAAGTCTGTCACAGATCAGATCAAGATCATCGAGGGTGCTCTCACTATCTTCCAAGAGAAGCTTAGAGATCCAGCCTTTAGGGAGATGTTTGCTGGAGCAGGCGCTCAGCTTGACACAGTAGCTACCGGTTTCAAGGCTCTTGGTAATTCCGCTGTCGAGTCTCTTGGCTCTATGTCAGGGGAGATTTCTCGTACTCAGAAGAATATTGCAGAATTAGAGAAGCAACTCGCTACTGCCAAGAAGCAGCTTGCCACAGCTGAACCTGGAACAGGCGCGTTTGCTTCTGCTCAGGAGCAGATCAATAAGCTTGAGACCTCCTTAAAGAGGCAGCAGGAATCCCTTGCTCAGTCGATAAAGAATAACGTCAATAACTTCAGACTTGGCGCTGAGCAGATGGCAGCGATTCAAGCTGAGGCAGATGCCAAGGCTCTTATTGAGGTAAAGGCTAAACTTGAAGCTGAACTTGCTGCAACTAAAAATGCACAGAGTCTCAAGCTCAAGGAAGTAGAAGCTGTTGAAGCGAAGATCGCTGAACTCAAAGGTCAAAAAGGAGTAGCCCCTGGTGTCATTCAGGGTCTGAAGGCTGAACTAACTGCTCTTAAAGAGCAGGGCAATCAGAAGGTTGCTGAAGTAGAAGCCATTCAGGCAAAGCTGAATACTATCGCCAAAGGCGGCGTTGAATCCCGTCTGCTTATCGAGCAGGAGTCTACTGCTGGTATTATTCGCTCTCTCAATAGAGAATTGGAGATCCGCACACAAGCACAGAATAAATCGAATGGACAGCTTCTTGGTCTTAGAAAGAAGTATCTGGAAGAAGCTGCGAATCTTGAGAAACAGGTTGGCACCACCGATGCTAACGAAGAACTTCTTCGTAAAGAGATCGCTGCTGCTAGACAGAAAGCTGAGGTTCTTCTTTCAATCACGAAAGAGAACAATGCGGCTCGTGCCCTTGCAAAAAAGCAGGGTCTTGATGCTGACTTGATTGTTGAGGCGAGTCAGCAGCAGAAGATTATAGATATCCAGCAAAAGCTTGGCGTAGAGGTTGTAAAAATAGCCAAGCAGGTTCAAGAAGAAGTTGCTCAGGTAAAGAGCCAGGGAACTGCTGCTGCGTCTCAAGCTGCTGGTGAAAAAGAAGTAGCAGTAGCTAAAGAAGTTGGAGCGCAGCTTGTTGCAGTCGAGAAGACAACTCAGGAAGAAATCAACTCTGCCCGTGCGATGTACTCAAAGCGCTTCTCGGGCGAATCATATAAGAATGTCCTTGATGCTGCTAAAAAAGCTGGTGCTGAGGAAGTAGCTGTAGCTAAGAATACTGCCAGTGAGATAACCAATATCACAAAAGTCACAGCAGAAGAGAAGGCAGCTCTTCAGGGCACGTATGCCCTCGCAGTCAAGAAGGCTAACGAAGAAGTAGTGCAAGTAGTTGCAAAGGGACAGCAGGAAGAAGTCGCTGCTGTTAAAACTGGTGGTGAAGAGAAAGTAAATGTAGAAGCACAAACTCAGGCCAAGATCACCTCTGAAGTTAAGCAGGGGACTGAGGCAAGAGTGCAGCTACAGCAGGAAGAGATTACAGCCTCATCCTTGAAGGGTAATACTGCTGCTGAAGATGAAGCCCGCACTCAGCAGAAAAAGACAGGGGAAGCAAAGAAGGGCGCTGATGCGCGAGTAGATGTGGCAAAGGGAGAGGCCCTTTCTGAGCAGCAGATTGCCGAAGGTCTGACAAGCTTCTTGAACGAGCAGGACAAGATGCGCGCTCGTGATATGGCAGCTGAGGAGCAGAAGAAGGTAGCTGCCGCTAAAGTTACTGCCAATGAACTCATAGCAGCACAGAAGGCTGTAGTTGCGGCTGGTAAAGAAGCGGCAATCTCCGTAGCTCAGGCTCAGAAAGAAGCTGACGCGCAAGTTGCACAGGCTGCGAAGTCTGGATCTACCGCGAGAGCAGAGGCTGCGCTCAAGGCTGGCAGAGTGATGGTTGAATCTGCTGCGGAGACTGAGAAAGCGTACACCGCAGCATTCAACGCTATTGGAAAGGTGTCGCAAGAAACATTCAATAAGATGATTCAGCAGGCCGAGGCTTCTGCTGCGAAGACCAAGACCGCTCTTGATAATACGTGGAAGGGCGTAGGCGGGAAAGTAAGCGAGGCGACACTTCAGACTGAGAGCGCTTTGCAGAAGATGTCCTACGGTCTGATGAATGTCGGCTTCCAGTTGAGCATGTTTGGCGCTGCTGCGCTTGAAGCGTTCAAGGCTCCTCTAGAAGCAGCGAAGGCTCTAGATAAGGTCATCAAGTACACCGCCACAATCTCACAAGAAGGCGCCGAAGCCATGAAGAAGGCTGGCGGCGACACCAAGGCTGTGTACGAGGATCTTCGTCAAGCAGCTAAGCAGATGTCTATGGATACGGCCTTCTCTGCTGAGCAGGCTGCCAAAGGTCTCCAGACTCTCGTTCAGGCTGGGTACACAGCTGCTGAGTCGATCAGACTTTTGCCTGATGTTTTGTCCTTTGCTCAGGCTGGTATGACAGACGTTGACACTGCGGTCAAGATACTTGTCTCTACGATGACCACATTTAACGAGCCTGCAAGCAGAGCAGCGGCTGTCATGAACACAATTGCCGCAGGGGCCAACACAACGAGCGCTGATGTCACAACATTCGGTAACGCGCTGAAGTTCGTCGGGCCTCTTGCCAATCAGCTTGGTATGGAACTCAATGAGACTGTCACAGTTCTCGGTGCATTCCATCAGGCCGGTATTCGTGGATCGATGGCTGGTACATCCTTCACGAACATCCTTCGCGTCATGCTTAACCCGACAGCGAAGGCTCGGACCGAGATGGAGAAGCTGGGAGTATCGCTGAAGGACTCAACTGGCCAGATGAAGCCATTTGGGCAGCTAATTGATGAGTTCAAAGAGGCCCTGGATAGAACCTATGGTTCGATAAACAAGGTTGATCAAGCTGCTGCTCTGAACCGCATCTTCGGAGTTCGTGGCGGTCCTGGGTTTACCGCTCTTGTTCAACAGGGGAGCAAGGGTCTTGAAGAACTGAACAAGGCTATGGAGACTCAGGCTGACAATCAGAAGATTGCTGCTGAGATGTCAGAAAGTCTCTGGGGTCAGCTTGAGAAGCTTGGCAACGCATGGACTAATCTGAAGGAGAGTATCGGGTCAGCGGCTGGTGGTGGCACTATCTTCGGTCATCTCGTTAAGGATGTTACTGAGCTTGTAAATGCCATCTCAAAGGCTATAGATAAATCGCCGTATCTACAAAAGCTCGTTAGTGGCCTGATGTCCCTTGCTGCCGTGACCGGAGGCATCGCTGCTCTTGGTGGAGCCATTACACTCTTCGGTTCAATGATGACGATGGCGATGTCCGTCATGGGTCCTCTCGGTAGAGCGATGGGTCTACTGACCACAGCCACTGAGGCGACTGGTGTTGCTATCGCCGGTGCTGGTAAAGCTGCGACTGTTGCCACTCCTGCGTTCTCGTCGTTTCTTGCAGTAGCTGGAAAGTTAGTTCTAGCCCTTGCTGCTATAAAGGGAGCTTGGGATATAGGCAATGCGATTTATCAGTTCGTCAAGGCGTTTGATGACGCCAATGAGCAGATCGATGAGGGAACTAAGAGATACGAGAAGTTTAAGGAAGCACTTGAGAAGCCGATTAAGACGCAGAAGGAATTCGAGATTCTCTCAGAGGAGGAGAAGCGCAAAGAGATACAGCGTCTCTCTCAGATACAACAGGCGTATATCGGGAAGATTCAAGAGCTTGAAGTAGCAATTCAGAAGAAGGAGTTCTTTGGATTCCTTGCTCCTGGTGATGAGAAGGAAATGAAGCAGAAGCTCGCTGAGATGAAGCGGGCTTATAACGATACGCTAAAGGCTGAGGGCTACTATAAGCTCCACGTTTATACTGATGCTCAGAAGAACGAGGATCTAAATAAGGTCGAAGAAGCTACCTCTGCTATTGACGAGATTCTTGGCAATAAAGCTAAGGGCATCAAAGGTATTGATGGATATCTTGCGAAGCAGATTAAGGCCATCGATGACTCCATTGGTAAATATGAGCAGCTTGGAGTCTCGATGGAGAAGGCATCTTCTGCGGGGGCAGATGGTCTTAATAAGGTAATTGATTCGCAGGAAAAGGTAGCGCTCTCTGCTGAAGAGACTGCTGCCAAGGAAATCGATTCTAATCAGCGTGTTGTAGATGCCAAGGTACAGACTGTCGATACCTTCTTTAACTTCTATATGGATAAGCTTGTCGAAGCCGAAGGCGAAGACGAGAAGTCTAACGAGAAGTTACTGGAAGCAAAGCAGAAGCTCTATGATGAGTCTAGCGCTGCTCTTCAGACGATGTACGATCAAGCTATCGAGAAGCAGAACAAGTACGTTGAAGACGTCATCAAGTCTGAAGAAGAATTGTCTAAGAAGCGAGTTGAGATCCACGAAGCTCTTCAGAAGTCTCTTGGTGTGGATGATTCTGTAAAGAATAATCTTCAGAAGTACCAAGAGATGACCGACAAGATGAAGCAGCTGGATGCCGATCTGATAAAGGCACGAAACGAAGGTAACGTAGCTTCTCAGAAGAAGATTGCGGATGAGATCCTCAAGACGCAGGTTGAAGCGAATAAGGCTGCATCGAAGTATGCGGCGGACTTGGTAAAAGAGAAAGCCAAGCTTACTGAGGATATCGCCAAGAGCGAAGCAGCGCTTGCTACAAAGCGAGAACAACGTGCAAGAGATGCGAATGATAAGCAGAAGGCACTTGATGCCAGCTTGGCTCAAGGCATCGACGCTATTTCAGATCGTAGACAGAGAGCCGACGATAGACACGCTGCTAATCTCGAACGCTTGAAAGCTGATCTTGCTGCCGCAGAACTTCAGGCTCAAAATGATAGCGGTAAGACAGCGTCTAAGAAAGCAGCCGAGACTGAGCGCGTCAGAAGACTTACAGCACAGGTGGCAGCTGAAGATCAGAAGTATCAAAGAGAGATAGCTGCGCTTGCCGATGATGTTGGGGATAAGAGAGTAGCAATTGAAGAGAAGGTGGCCGCAGCCAAAGAAAAGGGAGCGTCTGATACTGCTGCGATGGATGCTGAAGAGGACAAGCTTGCTAAGATGAAGGAGCGCCTCGACGGAATCAACACGGTTATCAACGGTTCAACTAGCGACATCATTAAGCAGACTGTTGAAGTCGCAAAGCAGAACGAGGAATGGAAAAAGAATCCTGCTGCCGAACTTGCTGAGTCGCAGAAACTGTTGAACGGCTTAGTCGAAAAGACCAGCGAGACTGAGCAGACAATTCTTGAAGTCTATAAGAATGCCGTTGAGGTCAAGAAGGAGTTGGCTAGACAGCAGGGTCTGATCGTTGAAGGTCTTGGTCAAGAGCAGCAGAAGCTGAAAGAAGCTGGGGAAGCTAACGGGGCTATCGGGGAGAAGGGCAAGAAGAGCGTTCAGGGTCTGCTAGACAAGATCAGAGAGACTGCCAAAGCTGCTGCTGTGAAGATGGGTATCATGGCCGATACTTCTAAGGCAGATAAGGCCATAGCTGATCTTAACAAGGGGCTAGAGAAGCCGATAGTTGCCAAGGTGGATGCGAAGCTCACTCCTTCTGGCGATAAGGAGATGAAGCGCGTTGAGGAGCCGAAGGGCGGTACGGCTGTTGTTGCAGTTGAGGCTGACGCTAGATCCCACGACTGGGCTAAAGAACTTGGTATCGAACTTGATAGCCAAGGGAATATAAAGACACAGACTCAAACTGTGAAGGTAGATGTAAAGGGTGCTGCTAACGCAAAGCAAGAATTTGAGGATGTGCTAAACGAAGTTAATAAGATCAACGAAAAGGTTCAGGAGACCTTTGATCCAAATAATATCCCAGTTGATGCCTGGGTTAAGCTACGTGATATACAGAAGAATCTTGCTCTTGAGGTAGATAGTATTCATCGTAGTCTCAAGCAGCAGGGCACTACTCAGGCGCACATGCAGCAGGCGTGGTTGGATATCGAATCTGCTGAAAAGAAGGCCAGAGCAGAAGTTGAAGCTGTCACAACAGAGGTTCTCAAGACTCAGGCAGCTGCATCTGAACTAAAGAATCGGTTGCTTAATCTAAAGCCAAAAGATAACAACATTACATATAAGGTACGAGTTGAAGGCGAAGATAAAGTAAGAAATCTCGCCATTCGTTTGAATGAGATCCCTGGCATTATTGAGAGACTCAAGCAGCAGGGTGTTGACTTTAACTTTAAGCCCGCTGAGAACGGTATTCTTGAAGTAAAGCAGAAGTTCCTTGATACGCTTGTTGAGATGCGTACTGAAGGGGAGAAGGCGATGATCGGCAAGCAGGTTGCCGAGGGCGTCATCTCCGACTACAAGGAATCGAGTGACAGAATCGTCACAACGATTACTGGGCCTATTGCCGAAGCCACTTCACAGACAAGACGCCTTCTGAGTGAGGAAGGTTCTCAGATCTGGGCTAATTGGAAGAAGACAGCAGCGGGCGCTCAGGATGAGGTTAGCGAAGGATTTGCTGCTGGATCAGATGCAGCAAGAGCGTTCAATGCTGAGACTAAACAATTAGCTGAGAAGTTAGCTGCTGAGAAGAAGGCTATTTCGGATAAGGTTGTCGCAGAGTCAGCGGCTGCTGATAAGGCTATTAAAGATAGCTCTGTAGCTGCTGCTATTGAAAGATCGAAGGCTGTTAACGCAGAGATGGAGAGGTCATTCAATGACGCTAGTCTCTATAATAGAATTTCAGATTCTATAGCCAATCTTCTATTCGGCCCAACATTTACAGAGAAGGCTACAACTCTCTCTAAGGATGCCGGAGTAAAAGCAGTTGAAGGTATCAAGGCTGGGTTCGATGCGGGAGTGGTTGAACAGGGTCCTTGGGGCGTACCTGAAGCTGAAGGCTCGTACTATGAAGATCAGGGTAAAAATGCTGTAACTGGAATTAAGACTGGGTACGATCAGGCTGTTGAAGAGACTGGCCCTTGGGGAGTCCCTGTAGCCGAGGGCTCTACTTATGAGGATGAGGGTAAAGCAGTTCTGACTTCTCTGAAGACCGGTTTTGATGATGGAGCAGAAGAGACTGGTCCTTGGGGGACTCCTCTTGCTGAAGGGTCTTACTACGAAGAGAAGGGCGCTGACGCTGGAAAGACTGCTGCTGAAGCTACTGTTAAGAAGTACGACGAAACTCTGAACGAAGGGTATTCTCGCTCAGTAGCTTGGGACAAAGTGAACGCTGATATAACTGCTAATGCCAAGACTAATATATCTAGTCTAAAGTCAGAGTTCTCTGGGTTCTTTGCTTGGCTGTCAGCTGAATTTGCTAAGAGCGCCGCGAAGGCCGCTGCCGCAAGATCGCAGGCTGCTTCTGCTAATAAGTCTGGTGGTGGAAGATATGGTGGTCTCGTTGCCTTTGCTCAGGGTATGCGTGAAGGAGGTGCAGTTCAGAAGTTGGCTGCTGGAGGTCATCTATCTGGGTATGGCGGTGGTGATAGAATACCCGCGCTGCTTGAGGCTGGAGAGTATGTACTGCCTAAGGAAGCTGTGCGAGGTATTGGTGTAACCACTCTGAACGCCCTACGTGCCATGTTCGTCAAGGGTCTTGGACTGCCCGCCTACAACGTGACAGTCCCAAGAATGATGGCCGCAGGAGGCCCTGTGGCCGCTGCCGGGGCTGGTGCTTCCTCACCAGATGTGAATCTGAATCTAAACTTTGGTGGGCAGAAGTTCCCGTTGAGAGGTCAGAAGTCTGTCGTAGATCAGTTGACTGCGGCTCTTCGTAGAGAGAGTCTAACCACGAGGTAATGTGATGGCGATGATTATTGGTGGAGTAACCCTAGATAAGGATATGATCTGGAGTGATGAGTTTCAGTTCACTCCTACGTCAGGTACTGCTGAACGCGCTATCGATGGTCACATGATAGTACAGTCCTTCAAGACTGTCGGAGGGCAACCTATGACCCTTGTCGGTAGCGAGTCATTTGGTTGGCAGAAGCGCAGTACTGTTCTTGCATTGCAAGCACTTGCAAATACTCCCGAGACAGTCCTGACGATAACTCTCCCTGATGCTAGAACTTTCTCTGTTATGTTCAGAGTAGAGGAAGAGCAAGTGATGTTCTTCCAGCCAGTCACCTTAGCTAGTGCCCCTGATGCCAATTTCTGGTATTATGGCACCATAAATCTTAGAATAGTGTAGGGGGGAAACTGATGCCCGTAACACAGGCCGATCTAGTCCTTAAGAAGTCAGCAGTTTCTAGTGACGATTCATCACTCAATGGTGGGCCAATCTCCGAAACAGCAGTTGGATCTAATCTATTCCCGGACATATCTGGTAATGAGAGAAGTTTAGGTGTTACTAGATGGAGGAAGTTCTTTCTAAAGAATGAGGCTGGTACTGGAGCCATTCCTGATAAGATTCTAGATCCCAATCTAGGACTACTAGACTCTAAGGTATTTCTTCTAAATACTTCAGCAGCTGGGGATTACTATTTAATAAAGGGTGCTAGTAGCAAGACTGGAGTTCAGACCGCAGAGTCGGACACCGCTTGGAGTGGGACAGGTGAATTGAAAGCAACTGTTGCTCCCGGCGTAGTTCAGGTCATTGCAGTAGTAGAGACTACTGGATCGGGAACAGGTAATTTCTTTCAGATAGGAAAGACTGTCTTAATAACGGATGGCACATCTCGTGAGTTTGTTACTCTTACAGGAGTAACTTGGACAGCTTCGACAGAGGCCACATTAGTATTTACAGGTATGCCGCTTCAACATGGGTATACTGCTTTCATAACCGAAGTGGCAGATATTGCCACGAGCAATACTATTGGTAAGACCACTGCACTTATGGTCCCTGATGAGCATAGAGGTAGACGAGTACGAATTACTGCTGGTACTGGAATTAACCAAGTGAGACGTATCATCTCTAACACATCGACTACTCTCACTATCGAATATCCTTGGGTCACCATTCCTGTAGGGGCTACTTACAAGATCATCACGACTCAGGTGTGTCAGTGCGTATCACTGGGTACTTTGACCTGTAGTAGTACTACTCCAGTAGTTACTGGAAGCGGGGTCTATACACCTGGGACGACCCTATACCCGATAGGGTGTATTGATGAGGATTGGGATCTTCTCTTCTCAAGTCCAACTAACTTCACACTGACTGGCCTCAATGTCGCAGGTAATCTCGGTGTGTTCTCTATATCAACTGATGTTCAGCCACTCAATGGGAGTAGCTACTACTTCAAAATGGCTAGCTCTGGCTTCAACGCTGGGTTTGTAGCTGGAAGCAGAATAACCTTCAGCACTGTCAGTGCTGCTGGCGCTGTCTGGATGAAAGAGGTAGTACCGGCAGGGGTGGCTGCTCATCTTTCAAATTCGATTGATATTGGAGCAAGTGGCGACACCATCTAACCGATAGGAGAGCAGCAGATGACTGGTATAAGCGTTTCTGATTTCTTAAAGTCTGACACTATTCGTACTCGTTCTGGCTTTGAAGATATTTGTATCAACGGTATTTACCGTGTTGATCATTTTCGTTCTGGGGAATTGATTAGGCATATCGAATGTAATAACACTGTAACGACTGAAGGAAAGAGATATCTGTTAAACGTCGGGTTTCTCTCCCTTGCTGCCAAGGCATCTTGGTATATCGGGATAGTCGATAATGCTCTGACACACGCTGTTCCCGGAACAGGACTAGTCTACGACACGTTCTTTGACGGGGTGAATAACACGGAACTAGTTAACTACGTAGGTACTGCTGGGCAGAGAAAAGTATGGACTAAGGTTATTGATGTTGGTGGTCTTCCCAAGATAACTAATACGGCCTCCAAGGCAGCATTTGAGTTCACTAGTGGGGCTGTAGTTTATGGGGCCGCTCTCGTCAGCAATATCAACCAAGGCAACCACGTTGTTGGCGACTATCTAATGTCATACGCCGCATTTACGGGCGGGCCAATTACTGCTATTGCTACTGACGTTATTAACGTCGAAATTGAATTGTCGTTCACTTAATACTAGAGAGGAGTAGAGAATGGCTGAGTTTACACAGAAGTACTTCACTACTGCTGCAATCCCTACTACAGTGGCGGGAGGTGCTACTGTAGAGTTCTCTACTCTTGCTAATGGTAATATTGCTATTAGTGGCGCTATTGACAATAGCGCCACTAAATACGCTGAGGTTCTACTTGAAGTAAAGCTAGGTCTTACAGGAACGCCTGGAACGATCTCTTGGGTAGATGTGAGAATTCTGGCATCGTTAGATGGCGGCACCACTTACGGTACATGGAACACGCCGCTCTACTATCTTCCTGCCATTGATCTCGCTAATGGTGGCGATAATCCTGTCTATCACGCACGATTTGCCCCGCCTGAGAGATGGAAGTTAGCTATCAGAAACTATGGTGGGGCTGCTCTCGATGCCGGGACTGCTTCGTATCAGGGCATCACGTATCTTGGAGTTTAAGGGATAATGTACGGAGCGCATCATCGCGGAAGTATGCGGAGCCACTTCGGCACCGCGAGAATGATCGGTTGTTGGGACCCGACATTCGCTTCCGAGTCTCTGCCTGACCTTACTGGTAATGGGGCTGATGGCTCATTTCCTTCAACTAAGCCAGTTCTACACGGCGGGCCTGCTGAAAATAAGCGTAGCTTTAGATTCAATGGAATAAACGGACCCACTGCTAACGCTATCTCTCTTCCACCAGCTATAGCTACAGTTAGGAACCAAGCTCAAGCCACGGTCATGGCTTGGTACTCTAACTATGCTTCAGGTGGTGAGTGGGGCATCTACAGTGAGCAGGTAAGTACCACTACTAGATTTGTCCTTGAAGTAGATTCCACCAATGCACAGCTATACGCTAGAGTTCATAATGGCACAACCGCCTGGAACTTTGCTGGTACTGGTTATACTGGTCGGTCAGGCGGTACCTATAGGGTCAGTAGCTACGGTAAGCGTTGGGACTTATGCGCGCTATCGTTTGATGCTGATGCTGATCTTATATTCTTAAGTAGAAATGGTGAAGTAGAAGCGTATAGAGGTGGGGCCGGCACTGTTGCGCCATTCTCGGATGTAGCCTCCACCTTCTCTGTTATCGGTGGGTATAGCCCAACATTTAGTAATAGTGGGTTTATTGGGGAAGTAGCTCTTTTCAATAGAGCTATACCTATTGGAGAGATTAACGAGTACTATCGCGAGGCGCATAAGCCACCGACTAGTTACTTTCTTCCATTTAATAAAGATCCTGCTCCGCTGAACGAGCTAGTGTCTTTCTCCGACACATTAGGTGTAGGTAAGAATATATCTCCAATGATTCAAGATTCATTGGTTATTGAGGATTTTACGTTAGCACAGAGATTTAGATACCCGCCGTCAGTGATCGAGGAGATGACGCTCAACGACCCAACGTGGTCGCATCTG